GCCGGAGAACTCCCTCTTTGGGACTATGCTCACGACCAATCACTACTTGGACAGACTGTCACACACTCCCATCTGTGTGTCAAATGTGGCGCCCTCTTCAGCCACACACACCCGATACGCACCGAAGAGCAGAGTCGTCGCGACTTCGACCACCTCTGCAAGTCCTGCAAGAAGAAGGATCGTCCCGCCCTCCAGGCTACGACGCTCACTCCCTTCCAGCACCCATTCTCAGACGCCAAGTTCTACACCTCTGAGCCCGAGACCACCATCCTCGCCTCCCTTGGCCAAGACGAACTCTTTGATGTTCCAGACACCGGTCGCTTCAAGCAGCTTGGCTTCACTCGCCGAGCCTATCGACCATCTTCCAACGCCCCCGACCACGTACCATCAATCTTCTCCTCCATCGTTCCCTTTAAGAACGAATGCAGAAACGCTCCCAGTTCACTTCGAGACGTTAAGGAGGAGTTCCTTCCCCAACTGTCCACCCGCGCCGGGAAACCATCACTCCTAGGCACCCAGATCCAGACCCTAAGCTTTGACCCCTTCACCATGGACGAGAAAATTCTTAACACAGTGGTTGACTTCCTTGCCGAAAATTATCCATACTTCGGTGCTTGGAGGCCACTTAACGACCACGAGATTAAGAACGGAGTCACTGACCCCAAATCTCCTCTCTATGGCTACCTCAATGGCCTCGACTGTGACAAGAGTGCAGGTTTCTTTGGCGTCTCGGCCGGATTCCTCAAGAAAGGCCAGTACTTCGATAGAGTCCCGACACCAGGCGGCGGCTACATGCTAAAATGGGCCAAAACACCCCAGTCCATTGCATTAAAAGACCGCTTCCAGACCATGTCACGCCTCGCAGACCAAGGTGAGGTCCTTATGGACATGATCGAAGCCCGTGCCAAGTCTGAGCTTCTCCCTAGCGAGAAGGTCGATATTGGCAAAGTCCGCCTCTTTGAGAATGTTGGTTTGGCTAGCTTTCTCCTCCACAAACAGTGGAACGGAGCCTTTGTAGCCCTCGCCAACAAATACAGGATCCGTGACGGTTCCAACTTCACCATCGGCATGAACCCCTACACCGAGACTGGAGACCTCCTCGAGGAACTCCTTAAGATCTCAGACAGTGGTGAAGATGGAGACTTCAGCAGATACGACAAACGCATCCCCCTCCAAGTCCAGTTCGCCTGTGCTCGACTGAAAGCCCGCTGGGCACACAACGCCCGACCCGACCTTTCCCTTGACTACCTCAACAACGTCTTCACCTCCCTTGCCCATCAGAATTCCCACGAACTCCATACCTGCGAAGGTGTCGTCTATGTCACCAACGGCTCCTTCAACTCTGGATGCTTAGAGACCAACTTGGACGATGGTATCTTCAATATCATCATGAGATACTACATCCTCCTACAGA